GTTTTTATTGATTTAGATGGAAAGTTAAATGACGCTATAGGATTTACGTCTGAACGAAACCAAAAAATAATAAGAGAAACATCTTTACAAAATTGGGTTTACAGACTTTATAATGAAAAAGCAACTGGAGTTCCGTCACCTAACTTTTCCGATCAAAACTCTATTTTAACATTTTCTTATTATTTGAGTCAACCTTTTTTACATGCTATACCGAATAATATATTCGGTCAATTTTCATATAATTATGCAAAAAATTATATAAATCAGTATAACAATTATTTACCACAGCCAAATTCTGTAAATAATTTTGGTGCGGATCAAGATTTTAGTAGTGGAGTAATAACAAATACACAACTGAATATTCCTCCAACAGAAAATCCTTTAATTCCGAAATTTAATTATACTAATGTAAATAATACAAGTAAAATTGTTCATATGGGAAATGATGGATATATTGATGAATTTTCTTTTATATTAGATGATTGGAAACCATCTCCCAGTCTAAACCTGAATATTTCTAATATTATAGAAGATCCAACTGACAATTTTGCTATCGGATTAACAGCAGGTAATCAATTTGCTGATATGGGTTATAAAAGATGGCCATTTGGACCAGTTTCTCCTTGGGACACTAAATGGTGGGCAGTTTATAATTTCTTAGAATATGGTGGACAGGCATTAATAATTTCTCCAGATATTTTAGGATCTACTGGTGACAACATATCAAATGTTATACAAAAACTAAAAAAATCTTCTTTATCATTTGACAGTATTGTATGTCTTACAAACATAGACAATGAAATTGCTAGAAATATTGCTAATACAAGAAAAGATTGTATTGCAATCACAACTCTCGATAGATCATATACACCAGATCCAGTTATACCTGAAATTAAAGGCGGTACAGGTTTTACTACTGGACCGGGACCCGGTCGCACTTTACCTCCCTCTCCGGTTGGAATAACATCTCAATTTAGATTTAAAGTTTTAGACGTAAAGGCAAATAATTCTGACTTTGGTTCTTCTGCTGATTTTAAGTATTGGTTGAATAACAATTATTTGGACGAATGGCAATATCCATCTGGATCATCCAATTTTAACATAGAAACGGGCGGAGTTACTTCTTCTCAAATATACGGAATCGGGACAGGTGAAGTTCATTTAGTAACAAACTATATGCCATTTAAAAATATTAATTATGGTGTTGCACCCATATATTTGTTATTGGAAGGAATAGAAGAACCCGACAAAAAGGCTTACGGACCTGGTGTCGATGGTTGTTTAAGAAACAATGAACTTGTATGTGAAATTTTAGAAATTCCTCTGGGCTTTACTTATGAAGTACCTTCCCAATATACAGAATCAATAACGGGTGATCTTGCAACTGAATTACCAAATGCTAAAGTAATAATTAGAAAAAAATTGCCGCTATTAACATCATTCAATGCATTTGCTTCAGATATATTTTATCCTGCCAGTGATGTTAAAATATTTGGAAAGGAAGGAGAGTCTCTAGAGCAATCTAGATTGGATATAGTAAATAAAACTACGGTATCTTTTACAGATTACTTGAAAGAAATAGTTCAAGGATGGTCAGGTTCTACAGCAATTGATGGATATATGGGAGGAATAACTGCTCCGCCTGGGGCCGACCTATACTATTTTGCATGGGATTCTGGAGTCGCAAAGAATAATTCAAATATTTGGTCAAGATATTTTGCTGACAATATAAATTGTCCCAACATGAACTGGTTTGATTTTATGCGGCCGTTCACATCACCTTTCATAGATGTAAGAAAAACTTTTGAAAAGGCTCATGAGCAGTACTTTATATCTGCAAACAACCGTCCGACCCTCGATAATTTGGTTTTTATGCCATCAGATAAAGATGGTAGGCTTTCAAGTGATCAAATCTATAAAGTAATTTTAGACTTTTTCCTATACAATCAGGCAATTATTGGAACATTTACAGGTTATGCTTTTGATCCACTTATTGGTGCCGATGCCAATCAAACAGTATTCCTTCCTTGGAATATTAATGATTTTGTCTGGGTATATTATGGTTGGCCGTCGAATAAATTTGATGCAGGTTATCCTTCTTCGACTCCAACTGATCAGTATATACCAGATAATCTTAAGAACAGATACGGTGCCTATCACATAGAGCAAAATTTTCTAGAAAATATTAAAACAAATGTAAATTTACTAAACTCCGTTAACATTTATGGAGCAACTCTTGGAACAGTTCCCGGTGAGCCTGGTTATCTTTTAACAGAGTTCCCAGAGCAATTAGGAAAATATTGGGGTTGTACATGTGCAGATTTACCTCAGTTCTTTAGAGATTTCTTCGGAATGGGTAGAACCTATGGAGGATTGCCAATTTTGGATCAAGAAGATGGTGATTTAAATATAAATGGATATACACCAATAGACTGTATAGAATTCGGTCCAAACGAAACTACAGGTCAAGTTACAGCAGAAGGTAGTACTTATTCTGCATTTATTGCGTTCAGAAATCCCCATCATTCTCTTTACATGGATTATAGACACTTAGATGGTTCTTTGTTTGGTACAACATCTCAGGAATATCCAAATTTTGGAATCCATGATACTACTGATACCTTTGGGAATAGTATATTGTGGAGGGGAACTACTTTAACAAATACACATCCGGGACATACAAGAGGAGGAACTATGGGTTCACTTTATTTACCATTTTCCTATGCTCCTTATTTACAAACGACTCCTACACCTATTGGTGGAGTCAGATATGGATTTTTTCCGCTTTATTTACAATATAATAGTAGTTTACCACTAGGTCAAACTCTTAAGTTTTATTCTAGTCTAGACACAGGGGGAGAGTAATGTCTGGCACAATTAATGTAAACTTTGTTGGCGTTGAGTCTGTACCATCAATGACAAGATTGAATTTTGTCGATAATTCTTTAATGTTTTTTGTTAATACCCCAGGAGTGACCGCAGATATATCTAGACTTCTTGAAAACGAAGAAAATAAAAAGTCTTATTGGATACGGGCGAGAGCACATCAAGATTTTGGAGATTATCTTAAATTTAATGCTGCTGAATTAAGTTATAGAAAGTTTTATGAATTTCCGTATGTAGAAAGTGTTTATAGGGCTCAGGGATCAAGTGGTGATCTGGACGGATATTATTTTATAGCAAAGGAATCTTACGTCAATCAAAAATTGACACCATATGATATTTTAGTGCATAATCCACAAGGATATGGAAGGATAGATTACCAATCAATAACAGGGGAGAGTGATATATCTGCTACAGAATGGGCTTTAGCATATGGACAAGGACTTACTGTTGATTTTTCTGGCGTACTGACTCAATCGCCAAATACTATTATTGAAGGCGGGGGGAATTCTTCTGTTGGGGTAGGAACCATTACTGCTGACATAGAAACTAGTTTTTTAAATACAACAGCCAATGAATTTGAATTTGCTATTGCTGGAGAAAAATTCTTTAAAAGATTTGTAGAAGATAATTATATTCTAAAAAATAGAATGACAGTAGATGCTGCTGGTTGTATTTCTAGAACAATACGAGAAGATAGATATAAATCTCCTGCGGGACTTCAGCGAGGAAGAATATTGAATGCAGAGGCTGTCCGGCCGGAACCAAATGATTATTTGAATTATCTATATAATCTAAATATAAATTATGTTAATAATTTTGATGATGAATTCTATCTTTTTGGTGACAAAACCCGAGCACAAGACACCTCTACTTTCTCACGATTAAATGTATCTTTGCTCTTCATTTATCTCAAGAAACTGATAGCACCTGCTATCAGAACGGTATTATTCGAACAGAACGACTCGACGACCAGAACCAGAATATCTAACGAAATCACCAGATTACTTAGAAAGATTCAAGGAGAGGATGGAATCACAGACTTCAGAGTCGTTTGTGATGAAACCAACAATACTCCAGATATCATTGATTCTAACAATTTAGTGGTAGATGTCTTTGTAAAACCCAAGAAATCCATCAATTTTATCAAGATTCGGTTCACCAATACCGAAAATCTATAATTGATAAATACCTAAAGATAGATTTCTTCTCAAGGAGATAAAGATGGCTAGACCGAATGTAACCGTTATTGTCAATGATGAATCATTCGTGATAAGTGGCACAGAATCAGGAGGCGCTCACAGAGCGGGTTATCTCAGTGCTATGGGTAAAACCCTCGTTGACGCACTAGGATATACAGCAGATAGAACAAGAAACTACATGGTTGTTGAATCTGTAACCGACTGGATTAACAGACTTCGAGCGACCGCACCAACAGGATATCCTTCACTGTACGGAGCAACTGGTTCCTATGAAGGTCCTTTCGGTGGACTTTCTGGAGGAGAGCAGCAAAGCGGTAACCTGTACGCTGGTGGTACTCTAGAGCGTTGGCCCCTCGGACCAACAGCAGAGTGGAGACAAGACTGGTGGAATATCCACAATTACCTTCAGTACGGCGGAACTGCGATTGTTGGTGCTTCTGCTGCAACTGAACTTGCTTCCAAAGCACTTCTTTTACAGAAGTCAATTCAACTCGACTCTGTTTTCGGACCTACAGCAGCAAACAGTAATGTTTCTGCCGTGGCAACCACAAGAGGTGATTGTGTCGCAGTAGTCGGTATTGACTCTGGAACTGCTCCATCCGCTGCTGCGGTTGTTACAGCATCAGAAAATGTCATTCACGTTTACGGCGAGAAACTTCACAGAGATATCGCTAGAATCTCCACATCAGTAATTGCAGACGAAAACCTAGTTACATCTTCTCTTGCAGCAGACGTTGCTGGATGCCTTGCAAGAACTGATAGAGTTGCTAACCCTTGGTTCTCCCCAGGCGGTGCTCGAAGAGGACAGATTCTCGATGTCGTAAGACTTGCGAGAGAACTCTCAGATGGTGATCAAGACACACTCTATGACAACAAGATCAACCCAGTCGTCAGTTTCCCAGGCGAAGGTACAATTCTCTTCGGTGACAAGACTGGTGCTGCTTCTACAAGCACTCTTAGCAGAATCAATGTTGCCAGATTGTTCATCTACCTGAAGAACATCATCGGAACCGCTGCAAGAACAATTCTCTTCGAGTTGAATGATTCAACAACTCGTAACCTGTTCATCAACGCAGTCACTCCAGTTCTTCGAAACATTCAGGGACAAAGAGGTATCACAGACTTCCGAGTTGTGTGTGACGAAACAAACAACACAGCAGATATCATCGACTCCAACCAG